ACTTAGGATTGGATGTCGGCGTCTACTTTGGTGACCGTAAGGATTACGGCAAAACGCACACTATCTGCACATGGCAAAGCTTGAACAATCTATTCAAGAACACAGACAAGGGTGAAGAAACTCTTGACGAATTCTTCTTTGAAGATATTGCGTGTGTCATTGTTGACGAAGTTCACATGGCTAAGGCTGATGTACTCAAGACAATGCTTACTGGAGTGTTCAGTAACATTCCTATTCGCTGGGGACTGACAGGAACCATTCCTAAAGATAAGATGGATCAAGTATCATTGCTTGTATCACTCGGTCCCGTTATCGGTAAGCTATCAGCAAAAGAACTACAAGACAGAGGCGTACTCGCACAATGTCATGTTAATATTGTTCAGCTTAAGGATAAGGTTGAGTTCACTAATTATCAGTCCGAGCTAAAGCACTTACTTGAGGATCCTAATCGCCTCGATACAATTGCTGCATTAATCGAAAAAGTGAATCTGACTGGAAACACTCTCGTACTCGTTGACCGAGTGAATGCAGGTAAAGAGATTGTAAGTAGATTAGGTTCCAATGCAGTGTTCGTCAATGGCGGTACTGGTCTAACAGAAAGAAAGGCAGAATATGATGAGGTTGCCACGAGTGACGATAAAATTATTGTCGCAACATACGGCGTTGCGGCTGTCGGTATTAATATTCCTAGGATCTTTAATTTGGTTCTTATTGAGCCTGGCAAATCGTTTGTACGAGTTATTCAGTCAATAGGCAGGGGTATTCGTAAAGCAGAAGATAAGGACCATGTACAGATTTGGGATATCACTAGTTCGTGTAAGTTTGCGAAGAGGCACTTAACACAGAGAAAGACTTTCTATAAGGAAGCAAACTATCCGTTTACGGTAGAGAAATTGGATTATTAATATGTTGACAAACCTCACAAATAATGCTAGAGTTGTAAAATGCGTATACTAACACTTGAAAACGAATTCTATAATCTGGAAACAATGCCAGAAGAAATAGACGATTTGCGTTTTGCTATTCTAGATAATAGTAACCCGCAGAATGTAGACTATCATTTTATTCCATTGATTTTCTTAGAATCATTTAATAGTCCTGCTCTTGTACTTAAAATAGCAGACAAGGTAATCAAGATGCCGATTGATTGGCAAGTGCTGATAGGTGAACAAGACCATGGTGATCTAGAAGCGTTGCCGCTATCAAGCTTGAATGACAGAGGCTTTAATGCGTTTCAGTTTAATCCTAGAACATCCTTTTCCCCTTCATTTCTTCCTATTGAGATTCTAGATATTTATCCAGATGTTACTTGGTATAGCCCTAGATTACGAAATGGGCAATTTCTAAGTGTACCCATAGATGAGCATGAAAACCCTAGGTGCGTCTATTTCGTTAAAGAAATTAGTAGGAACTGTGAAGTAGTAGATTACAGTCAGGCGTTTTAATTATGAATAGACTTATTGCATTAGTATCAGTGGTGTTGTTTTGGATTTTTCTTCCTGTTATAATGATTGGGTTAACTGTTGCTTTTTGTGCAGCGATGTTTTATGCAGGAAGTCAAGTAATTTATGCGTATGTTCTCAACCAACTTAATGAAAGGTAAAATGATGATTACTATTAAAGAAGTAAACAACTTTAAAAAGATGAATAAGAAGTCCGATGTTATGGGCGTCATTCGTACTTTATATCCTAATATTGAGGTGATGATTACTAAGAAAGGTGAAAAGTAATGAAATATCGTATTGAAATTGGAGGCCGCGGCGGCGAAGTTGTTATTGGTACTGTGCAGAGCGATTTTTATGATCTAGTACAGGAAAATGAAATTGATTTTGATGACTATGCTTGGAATAGTGATTTCTTTGAAGAAAACGAAGGTGTAGAAATTCCAGAAGACATTCGTCCTTTTGAACCAGGTGAATGGTTTGACCATGATGATCTTGGTCATAACAATGGGCCAGCAGTAGATGATTGTTACATTTCAATAACTGATGAAAATGATAATGTCATTTATGATGCTCTTACATTAGATCAGTTTTATGATTTGGGTGCTGACAGTGAGCAGACCGAAGAAGTCTATCCACAAGAAACTCTAGAAGACGGAGATGTATATTTTATCGGGCAGAGTTTTGAGAAAGGTCACTTCCTTTCGTTTGAATGTGAAGATGAAGCTTTTGATCCTAAGAAGCTTATGTTCATGACTAGTGATTACGATGGTTGGGAACTTGTAACCGGGCTGACATATAATAGCCAAACTCTTGATGATTTGGGTGAACTGTCTACTAGTGGTAAGGGTTCTGAATTCCAACTGATTCAAGTTGAGAAAGAAATTTAATGTCATCTGGGCAGACCTTAGGTCAAGCAAAGTATAACAGAACGATTGCTGGCACTCCTCCCAGTGCTGGTGTGTTTAGACTTGATACAGCTAGGACCCGCAAGGTACATAAAGAGAAGGAAAAGAAGATGGGTTGGTTTAAAAGAAAGTTTGCACAGTGGTCCCGCGAAGCATGGGAAAGCGGACAGAAGGCAGAAGTATATGCTACTGATTCGATAAGACCTCACGAAGGTCTTAACGGCAAGACTAGCGTTCGTTTCACTATTTACCCTGCTTCGGGCGGCTTTGTCATCGAACATTACAAGCAAGACCGCTTTAAAGACGGTGACGGTCCCACTCTCACTATTGTCAACAGTAGCGAAGATATTGGTCAGGCAGTTGAACACATTCTTGCAATTGAGGCACTAAAGGCATAATGGCTAAAGAAAAACTATCAGCAGACGAAAAGTTTGAGAAGATTGATTTTGATCTTTTTGAAGCACTTGCGGCTATTGACCGCAAGGACTATTCGTATTATGATAGATTAACTCCTGAACAGCAAAAGAAGTTCGTGCCCTTCATGTTAATTCATTGGGTCAGTGCTATTAAGGGAAGCGGCGAGTTGCAAAGCTATTATCTGCAAAGCACTGAATACCATGCTAACAAGTATCTGTTTAACGAAAGTGTACAGAAGAATCCTAAACTACAATGGTTGATGTTATGTGCTGCTAGTCCTGGACTAGGTAAGCAATTTCATCAATGGATTCCGCATATTCGTGATAGAGTTAGTAAGTTGAAAGAATCTCCTAAGACTAAGGAGATAAAAGATTATTACAAGAAAGTCTATCCCAAAGCAAGTGATAGTGACCTAACTGCCATCAGTGAAGTTTTTGTTGACAATCACAAGAAAAAGATGTATATTGCTAATACATTCCCCGAATTAAAGTTTGATGAGATTGAGTTGTTAAGTGAGCTTATTACAGATAAAGACATCGAAGACTACGAAAAAGAACTCGGAAACTAAGTCCGAGTTTTCTTGTGAGTTTTGCAATCGTAGCTTCCAGCGTGAAACTACTTTAATCAAACACCTATGTGAAAACAAGCGTAGATGGCAAGATAAAGATCAGCCTGGCAATCGCATCGGCTTTCAGTCTTGGGTAAACTTTTACATTAAAAATACTGGTACTAAGAAAAAGAAAACTTACATAGATTTTACTAAAAGTGCGTATTATATCGCCTTTGTTAAGTTTGGCCATTACTGCGTTGATATCAAGTGTATCAATGTAACTCGGTATGCCGATTGGTTACTAAAGAACCAAATCAAAATTGATAGCTGGTGCAGCGACACAAATTATACTAAATTTCTTATTGACTATTTGAAAGTAGAAGATCCGTTGGATGCTGTTGCTCGTAGTATTGAATTTACAATAGAATTAGCTAAAACTGCTGGAATACAAAGCAATGATGCATTGCGATATGCAAATAGAAACAAACTTGCATATGCAATTACTAGCGGTAAAATTAGTCCGTGGATGTTGTATCAGAGTGAGAGCGGAGTCAAGTTCTTGGAAGAACTTGACGAAAGCCAGCAGAAGATGATCATTGACTATATCAATCCAGAACAATGGGCTATCAAGTTCAAGCGTAATACTGAAATGGTTGCGCAGGTCAAGGAACTGCTGAATGCCGCAGGCTATTGATACTTACAAAGTAGTTCGTCGCGGCCAGAAATACTGCGTGAGAGTGCGTGGGGTACTTAACACTACTGATTCATTTAACTGGTGTAAAGAGCGTAACATGAGTTACCATATCAAGCGGAGGTTTAATGTAGGATATACTTGGGATAGTGAAGGACTCTATAGAAGCCGTTGGGACTATGACTTCATCTTTGACGAAAAGAAAGAAGCACTGACCTTTATTCTAGGATATCTATGAACAAGTACTTTCATATGGATGCTAAACTATTTGATTCGTGGACTGACCTATTGATTGATAAGTCTTACGACTACCGGCAGATTGGCATTTCAAATGAACACTGTAATCAAATATCCGAACCGGAGTACGGTCTACGATTGGTTAACTGGCCCGATAAAGCATTTGAAGTTGTTGACGAACACAAGTATACGATTTTCTTGTTGAGATACCGATGAGATTTTTGTGTAGTGCCGGCTTCATGTCTCCGTTCGTAATTGTTAAGGATTACAACTATTACCTAACCAATGAACCAGAAATAAGTGAGTGGGCTGATAGATGTACTCCAGGATGGACTCTAACCGGAATGATATTAATGTTTAAAAGCGATCAAGATAGATTGGCGTTTATATTAAGGTGGGGCTGATGTATACGCTGTGCATAAACGATAAGAACAACCAAACTCAAACATGGTGGTTTAATTTTTTGTTTAGTCTCGATAATACTGATGTGAAAACAGGATTAAAAAAGTGGGGAGGAAGGGTTGAGTATGATAGAAGTGGATACAGCGACACTATCATGTTTGACAAAGAAGAAGACTTAGTATGGTTTCTATTAAAATGGGCATGATTGACGATCTTAAAAAACGCTGGAAAGGCTACAAAGAGAAACGCTTCCTAGAAAACTATGGTTGCACTACCTGGCGTGAATACGAACGCAAGTATGATCCCGATGTTGGGTTTAGAGCAAGATGGGCGCACACATTCTATTACGGGTACCCTCAGATACTTCCAATAGAACCAAATGGGATCGCACTTTATGGACTAAAATATCATGACCTCATTGATAAAATGATGGAATGGTGTGAACAGAATTGTCAAGGTAAGTGGCGCAATGATTGGCATCGCGGATTCTGGGATGGTCAAGGAAACTACGAACTGAATAGCATTGGCGGTGGCGATATGATGTTCTTTGC